CTGACCTACATTGCGATGTCGTGTGAGCTGTCCATCTGTGAAGGTCTTCTGAAAAATCACATCGCCAGTATATTTCTCGTTCTCCAGCATCCCAAGAATGGTAGTAGAGGTCCAGTGTTTTCCTTTCCTTGGCTGAATCCCATCTGCATTTAATCCCGCTGCAATGGCATCGGAGCCTTTGCCGGAAAGCGTCTGCGCAAAGATGCGTTTTACCACTTCGGCCTGCTCCGGGTTCACGGCCATGTTTTCACCGTCCCAGTCATAACCGTATGGTGGATAGCTCAGCTTGAATGTGCCATTTTGGAACCGGCGCTGTACCGACCACTTGCTGTTTTCTGAAATGGATGTAGATTCGCCCTCAGCCATACTGCTGAGAATTGCCAAGAAAAGCTCACTTTCCATCGTTCCGGTATTGATGTTTTCTTTTTCAAAGAAAATAGGAATGTTCAGATTCAACAGCGTTCTCACCAGTTCCAAGCAGTTGGTTGTATTTCGAGAAAAGCGGCTGATGGATTTGGTAATCACAAAGTCGATCTGCCTTGCGGCGCAGTCATCCATCAGGCGCATCAGCTCTGGCCGTTTCTCCTTCTTGGTGCCGGTGATGCCCTCATCATAATAAAGGCCAGCGAACTCCCAATCCTCCCGTGACAGAATATACTTTTCATAGTGCGTTTTTTGCGCGTCCAGACTTTCCAGCTGGGCGTCGCTGTCAGTGGAAACGCGGCAGTATGCGGCAACTCGCAGCTTCTTCTTTTTGCGGTCCCCAGCATCACTTTTTTCGATTTTTGTGACTCTCTTTATGGCAGTCCACCTCCCTTCGGTAGTGTCACATATTAGCTCTAAAGCCGCATATTATCAACGGATTTCCGGCATAATTTCCACCAAAAACGGTGAGAAAGTATCCCGATTTATCTGCGTTAATTTGTTGAATTCTGACAAGGAAATAAGTCTAAGTTCCAGCATCCGCTCGGCCACTTTTTGAGCCTTGTAGAAATTGATGTCGCGTTCCATTTCTTCCTGTGTAATAGGCTTTGGAGCAACATCCATGTGAGCAGACGGCAATTTTTCGTTCATGCGGATTCACCTCCACTTTCCAATGGAGATGGACTGGCCGAATTGACGAAGAGAAAACAGGTCTACAAGCGTTTGAGATTTTTGTTCGTTTGCCATAGTGGCCTCCAATCTGAAGGCTTATCCTTCAGTTTCCACTGAAGGTGGGAGGACGTTTTGAGCGGAGTTTTGTATCAAAAATAGAAAAAGGGCCTGCAGGATTTCTCCCATAGGCCCAGAATGAGGTTATGCGATTATACCCGCTTTGCGTAATCCAGCGTAATCCAACCCGCACCGCTTTTCAGCCGTCCCCAGCCTGCGGTCGAGCCTTTGCCGGACTTGATCTCCATTATGGTGAATACGCCGATACCAGTGAACTGCCCGGTGCGGTCATAATCCGTCCCAGGTCCCTTGCGAATGTTCAAATCGGTGACGCTGACTTTCACAAGGAACGGCGTGGCGGTTGCAGTCTCCGTGGTAGTTGTTTTCGGTGTGTAGATGTTTACACCGTTTACATCAAGCACACTATATCCCGGATTGGCGTCCGCGCACCTCTTGGCGTTCGCAAGGATTTTATACGCACCTTTCTGCGACTTGGCATCCTTCCAGGTCTTACGCACACGGTAGTAGCCGCTGGTCAGCTTCTCTGGAGCAGAGGTCGGTTCCTCTGTGGCGGGAGCATCGGCAGCACTGAGCCGTCTGTTGACCTCGGCGGCAATCTCGCCGTGGCGATTGTAGAGATAGTCGCCTGGACAGGACTTGTTGGCGTAGTCCCTGTGGACGGTCATATTACAGCCGTTCAAATGGTTCACCCGGTCGTTCTTGCTGGTAGACCACACCAGCTTCTTGATACTGTTGCGCCTGCAGATATCCGTCACCAAATCAAGCAAGGCGGCGTAGGCTTTGCTGTTGACAGCGTAGGGGTGGGTGGTGTCGGACGCCACCTCAATGGTGACAGCCCGGTGGTCATTGGCGGCGTTGGAGGAGCACCACGAGCGGTCTTTTTCCTCCACATACATCCCGATGCGCCCGTCCACGCCCACACCGTAGTTGCTGGATGCCTGACGGGAAGTCGGAGCAAAGACATTGCCAAGCGTCTCCACGCTGCACTGTCCCACCACGCAGTGGATGGTAATGGTGTCGATGGCGTGGTTCCGCGGGCGTGTCTTATTGGGCGAGATCTTGGTATAGCTCACCAGTGGGCTGTTTGTGTATGCCATATCACTCGTCCTCCTTTTCCGCCCGGTCATGAAGCTGCTCCAGCACGGCCTTGATTTTCTCCGGCACAGGCAGACCAAGGTGGGCGGCATTCTCCAGCAGGGACACTCCTTCATTGGAGATGTAGAAGAAGATGACTGCCGTGCGCAGGACGCTGCCGGTGCCAATGACCTGGGCGTCCAGAATGTGGCCGATGCCTACCAGCAGGAAAATCAGCACCTTCCGGCAGATGCCCTTAAACCCGACCTCGCTGGAAAGGCTGTGGTCGGAAACCGCGCACATGATGCCCGTGATGTAATCGACGACCACAAAAGCCAGCAGTGCATAGAGCAGGCCGTCGCAGCCGCCGAGAAACCAGCCGAGCCAGCCGCCAATCCCGGCAAAAATTAGTTGAATGGTATTCCAAAATTCCTTCATATTCTTTTCCTCCAAAGTTTTTTATTTCCACCCTGTAGGGACGGATTCGTAGTTTGCGGCTGCCGCGCAGCCTGAGAAGCAGTACTGCCCGTTGGCCCCGGCATGGGTCTCCCACAGTGCGGGCAGCTCACTGGTGATTTTCCTTCCGTACCGGAAACAGGACGCGAAGGTCGTGACCGCGTGATTGTTTGAAAAGAGTCCGGCTGGTACGGTCTGCAGGGCCATGACATAGCTTGCGGATGTGCTACTGCTGCTGTTGGCAAAGCAGGACGCAAAGGAGGTAACCTGCGGGTTGTTTTGAAACAGTCCCTCCGGGATCTCCAGCAGTTTTCGTGCGCCGTAGAAGCAGCTGGCAAAGCTCGTCACCTGTGGGTTGTTTGCGAAAAGTCCTGCTGGGATTGCCTCAATGGATGCGTACTGAAAGCACTCCGCGAAGGTCTCCACCGCCGGGCAGTTGGAGAACAAGCCGCCGGGGATGACTTTCAGCGCCATGATCCCGGACCGACCGGCTCCGCTGGGTGCGTAGTAACCGCCGAAGCAGTTCTTAAAGGAGGTCACCAGCGGCGTATTGGCAAACAGTCCGGCCGGAATGGATACCAGCTTGCAGCAGCCGCCGAAGCAGTCCGCAAAAGAAGTGACCAGCGGCGTGGAAGAAAACAGGTCGCCAGGTATGGCGGTGAGGCCCTCGTTCCCGGCGAAGCACCCGGCAAACGTCGTGACGCTGGGATTGTTCCGAAACAATCCTGCCGGAATCACGGCGTTCTTTGTACAGCTGTAGAAGGTGCTCTCAAAGGTTGTCACCTTTGGGCAGTGATCGAACAGACCCGCTGGAATGGCGGTAAAGCCCTTGCACCGCTGGAAGGTGTAGCTGAAATCCACCGCCTGAGTGCAGTCGTCAAAAAGCCCTGCCGGAATATTCGACAGGGTGTTGGAGAAGCCCACCGAGCCGTCGCCCTGACCGCAGAACAGCCCGGCAAAGGTCTGTGCGGAATAACAGCCTGCGAACAGATCTGCCGGGATGGTGGTGAGCTTCGGGCATACGGCAAAGGTGTGGTCAAAGGAAACCGCGCTGGCACAGCCGCTGAACATACCGCTGGGAATCGTGGCCAGGATCTTGCAGGAGCAGAAGCAGTAATCAAAGGCGGTCGCTTTTCCACAGCCGCTGAACATCCCCGCTGGCAGTGTGGTCAGCTTATCGTTATACTCGAAGCACCGATCGAAGTTGACCGCACCCGTGCATTGAGAGAACAGCCCTGCCTCCACTGTAGTCAGGGTCAGACAGCGCCGAAAGCAGCGGGAATAATCGGTGGCCAGGGGCTGACTGCCAAACATGTCGCCGGGAAGGGTCTGAATGCTTTTGCAGCAACTGAAGCAGGAGGCAAAGGTGGTCACCCGATTGCAGTGCTTAAACAGTCCCGCCGGTATCGCGGTAATGGGTGGGCTGAGATAGCGCTGATAGTTGGTATAAAAACCCGCAAAGCAGAAGGAGAAATCCTCCGCGTTCACACAGCTGTCGAACAAGCCCTGGGGGATGGTTTTCAGATAGTAGCAGATCTGAAAGCAGCCCTTGAAGTTCCGGGCGCTGACACAGTCGGCAAAGAGGCCCTCCGGGATATCCACCACACGGTTTCCATTGACATAGGGACGGGTCAGCCCGTCATAGCCGTACCCGGCAAAGCAGTATTGAAAGTCCTCCGCAGATGCGCAGCCGGAAAACAGATCTCCCGGAATAGCCGTCAGCCTTGCACAGCATTGGAAGCAGTAGGCAAAGGACCGCGCTTTGCTCAAATTTGCAAACAGCTTGTCGGGCAGGCTGGTCAGGTAACTGCACATGGAAAAGCAGTTGGAGAAATCCTCCGCCAGCGGGCAGTAGGCAAACAGATCCTCCGGCAGCTCCGGCAGTGTCATGGGGTATGTCAAGATAGCGTTCGATAAGATGCTCAGCACACCGGCAAACGCAAATCGGAAGCTCTTGGCGTTGGGACAGTTTTTGAACAGGCCCTTGGGCAGGCTGGTCAGCTGGAGACAGCCGCGAAACAGATTATCGAATTTTTCGACCGCTTCCATAGACACCGGGAAAGGCGTCAGCACGGCGGTCACCTGCTGATAGCTCCGCTCTGTGCTGCCGGGGGAATAGTCGACGGAGCAGAAGGAGATGTTCTGCAGATCCCCCACAATGGAAACGGTGTACTCGGTGTTGCTTGCCGCGTAGTCGTGGTAGACACGGTTCAGCCAGGAATACGAATAGTCATTGGTCTTTCCGTCTCCCCAATCCACAGTGACACGTCCCTGAAGCCGGAGAGCAAAACGCTTGTTGGTGTTGGTGCAGACGGTGAAGCGAAACGAGTCATCATATTCCAGCGTGATATTGCGGCTCATCTGGCCGTTGAAGGCTGTCCAGATCGCCATCGTGTTGTTGAAGTCTCTTGCATAAGCCATCATCCCACCACCTTTGTAATGCTGGTCATCCTGCCCTGGTCGTCCACCGTGTAGGAATAGGTGGATACAGACCCGTCCACAAAGCTGACGGTGAACTGCGTGCTGGCGACGGAGATGTTCTGCACCTCCCGCACCATGCCGTACAGACCGCTCACATCGCTTTGCAGGCTGCCAAAATCCGTCTCCAAGTCCGCAAACTGTGAGAACAGCTCTCCCAGCTCCCGCTCCACCTGCTGTGTATCCCTGCTTTCAAAGAGGGCGTAGTCGATGGCCGGGACATAATCGCCCACCTCCACCCGGACAGACCGGCGGTAGAACGGGTTATACTCCAGGGAGATGATCCTTGCCTGGGAGGCAAGTCCCAGGGGCAGAAAAGAAATATCCACCTCATCTCCAACGGCAAAGCTGGAAACACGGTGGAAACGGATCTCATAGCTGGCGGTCATGGAGCGGGAATCATAGGTCGCGCTGATGTCAGCCACATTTTTGCTCTGCATCAAGGGCTTTCTGGCCGTGCTGCCCCGGTGCCGCCGAATGCCGATGGAATGCCCTTCGTATTCGATCTCGCCGCCCAGCAGGGCGATGAACTGCATCAGGGCTTTGCGGCGGCTGACTTTCGCGGTCATGTGTATGGAGATCGGGTCGGTGAAATCCACAGTACCCGGAGAGAACTGCGTGCCCTGGAGCAGCCGGACAAGCCCATCCAAGGGAGCGCCCTCAAAATCGAAGCTCTCCAGCGCGTACCGCTCCTCATTGAGCACATAGGAGATATGCTCCCCGGTGACCGCCGCCATCATGATCCCATTTGAGATGCTTTTGACCACCCGGACGATATGGAAGTAGTCGCCGTCATACTCCGCAA